AATCTTGCCAGTCTCTACGCCTTTGCCATTAACAAAGTCAGTAGAAGTGTAGCGATCAATACCCATGATAGCGTTACGCAGTGAGGGTGGTACAACGAAGCTACGACCGTCCATAGGAACGTCTGCATCGTCCATCTTCTGAATCAGCGCACGGAACGCAGCGTCAGAGAATGCACCAATGTCAGCAGCACCGTCAGCGTCAAATGCTTCAAGAGCGCCAGAGGTAGTGTTGATCTGGAAAGAACCAGAGTTAACGTAGCTAGAACCATCGCCATCGCCGAAAGACTTAGCCAGTTCAAACAGATCGTTGTCAACCTGCTTGGCCAGACCGTAACCAGCGTCACCAGTATAGAACTGACGCAGAGAAGCGAGAGCCTGTACTTCGGTGATGTCTTCAATCAAACGAGAGAATTCGAAGTGACGGTCAATAGTAATCAACACTTCTTCTTCAACACCAGCCTGAATAGTAACAGCAGTCTGTGCAACTTTCTGGTGAGCTGAACCACGGATAGGCTTAGGGACGTGAATCACATCGCCTTTCTTACCGGTCATGCCCATTTTTTTAACGGCGTTAGCCAATACTAGGTTAGACTTATAGGCAGCAATTACCTCGTCACTCCAGATTTCTGGAATAAACTTAGCTGAGCTAGTGTTGTCTGTTGCGCCGCCCTGTGCGGGATATACTGAATCGTTAATAGCCATAATATAAATACCTTGTTAAATAATAATAATAATAGTTTAGTTAGCGAACCCTCTTCTCAGCGTAAGCCTGTGTAATCTCATCTGACAATGCTAAGTAGCGTTCTGGGTCTGTTTGCATAAGTTTAATAATGTCTGAACGTCTGTAAATCTTTCTAGACTGTTGTTGTCCATTACCCTTTGTACTTCCTGTAGAGGCTGACTTGATTGCTTCCTTACGTCCTGCCTTCTCAGCAGCTAAGGTCTGAGTTACTACACCTTGACGTTCCTTCCAGTTAGTGAGAAGTTCGTCAGCGGCTTCGTAATCATAACTACGGTCTGCCTGAGCAAAGAGCTGGGTTCTAATCTTAGAGCTTTTAATCCAGTCAACAAACTTAGAGTCAGCAATGACCTCTTTCATATCTGGGTGTCGTTGGTTTAGTTGTGACAGCGCAGATGCACGTTTGTTTTGTAGAGTTGTTTCCTCAGCCTTCTTAATGGAAGGATGATTAGCAATAGCTCTAGCGACAGCCTTGTCTGGGTCTGAGAAAAAATCTACTTCTTCTTCAGGTTCTTGCGGTGTTACTGGTGTATCGGTGGCATCGAGTTGTGTCTGAATGTAACTGTCAACAACGCTACGTAACTCCCCTACTTCACTGCTTTGTCTACCTAAAAGCTTCTCAGCCTCTTGGTGCATTCTAACAATATCAGCAGTTGACTTTCCTTTGTACTTCTCAGGGATGTCGTCTTCTTCTTCTTTTTCGCTTACCTCTGGCTGAGGGGATGGCTCTTGTTGTGGAGCTTCCTCTGCTGGAGCTTGGTCAAAAGTAGTAATTTCTTCGCCGTCGTTAACGTCTTCAGGACGCTCGTCTATAAGTGTTGCCATTATTAAACTCCGTGATTTATTATCATTGTGGAGGTTTACATTATGTAAGGATTCGGTTAGGAGTTAGCCTTACGCTCTTGAGATAACTTCTCTGCTCTATTTCTTTCCCACTTCCTAGTGGCTTTGATAGAGTCTCCTGATATTGCGTCTATCTTACAACGCACAGGTGTTATCTGTTTCTTAGAAGGCTGACCACACTCATGGCAGTCGATTACCTTCGTATCTCTTTTTACTAGACCTTCAGTGACGTGTCCGTTGTCACACTTAAAGTCAAACATAATCATTCTTCGTTAGGCTGTGATAGAGCCTCCTCCGCATCCCTAAGCTGATTCTCTAGGGTAAGCATATAGGAGATGACATCTAACTGACCTTTACGGAAGTTCAGGTCTCTTTCATCCACAGTAGACCTAACTGAATCAATGTTGGAAGACTGGGTTTCTAGGTCTCCCATCAGTTCTTTCCATCCCTCAGTACGGAATAGAGTAAACATGTCTTCGTAGTACTTTTGTAGCTGTCTATCTTCTATCAACTGTTTCTCCTTTAGTGGACAGTTTAGTTTATAAACAAAGTAACTAATTAAAGAATACTATAGTACATTATAGCATATTTTAGAGCAAAAGTCAAGAAGTATTTTATCTATGTTTAGATGTCTTCTTAGCAATCTTCTTAGGCTGAGCACTATGTTGCTTACCAGCCTTAGTGTCTTTCCGTTTCTTAGCCGTGGTAGCTGCGTACTGTTTAGTAGACAACGCAGCACGGGCTGCTTTAGGAAGATAACGCTCTCCAGTGGCTTTCTTACCTTGAGTGCTGGGTTTGCCTGACTTAGTACCCCACTCTTCCTTAGTCCACTTCTTCAGGCTCTTCTGTGATTTCTTAAGTGCCATTAGTCTTTATAGCCTCCACCCTTAGCCTTATACTCCTTGGCTAACATCTGAGCTTTCCTTGCAGACCATTGTCCAGCCTTTCCACCCTTAGTGCTTGCTTTAATCTTATTAAACAAGTTCTTACGCATGGTAGGCTTAGTGTAGTTACCTGCTTTATTAACTGTTGACTTTTTAGCTGTGGGCATATTACTTACCTTTTTTAGCTTTGTTCTTAGCAGCTCTTTGACCTCTAATGGGCATCTTGTTGCTCTTAGCTGTCTTTTTCTTCTTCTTGCCGTCACATACTGAACACTTCATTTAACACCTCACTTCTTAGATTTAGCCCCAGAACACTTCCAACGCTTACGTGAGAGGTTGTTGGGGGTGTTAGGGTCATTTTGTTTAGCTTTGGGTAAGCCCTTCTTGATGCCAAGGCTTCGAGCGCAGTAGCTATCGCCCTTGGAAGTCCCCGGTTTTACACGAGGGCCTCCACCTTTAGCTTTACCGGCCTGCCCGTAGCTTACCTTCTTGCCACTTGAGGTTACCTTAACCTTTGCTTTTCCCTTTCTTGGTGTCGCCACTGGGCTTCTCCTGTTTAGCTTTAAGTTCTTTAACTTCTAATTCTAGTTTGTCAATCTTTTTATTTGCTGCTCCAAACGCTACGTTTACTTGCTCCATAGCGTCACTGAACATCTTGAGTGTCAATATCATTGTGGCAATTGCCCTTGTGTAGGTTGCGGGTTAGGTTGTTTAGTTACTTCCTTAATAGCTACCTCACGTTCCTTCAGTAGCTGCTCAGAGATTTTAAGACGCTTCTGGAACTCTTTGTCGTCTGCATCTCCAGCCTGAAGGTTAGCTGTAACTGCCCTGATACGGTCAATCTCAAGCTCCTGTGGTACAGCCTGTGCTTCAGCAGCAGCCTTAGCAGCTCGTGCCTGTGACTCTTGGGCCTGTCCGTTGAGTGCAGCAGTCTGTGAGGCTTGGAAGGCCATCTGAGCTTGCTGTGCAGCCTGTTGAGCCTGCTGTGCTTCTGGGTTAGGCTGGTTAGCTTGGTCAAGCTTAGCGATAAGCTCTTCACGATTGGACAAATTCATATTGTCAACAATTGATTTAACTAATTCAGGGTACATCGGAGTGTCTGGAGACATGGTCTGTAGTAACTGTACGAGCTGTGTAACTTCATACTCACGAGCAATAATGCCCAGAGAGCTAGATACATCAAACTTGTAGTCAGCAACAGGGTACATCTCTGGTTCAAACTGCATGTAGCGATGAGCAGCCTTAGTGACGAAAGGAACGATGAATGATTCTTGGAAGTTAATCAAAGTGCGCTTGTGACGCTTAATGATGGCTCCTAAGCTCATTGAGATGCCCGCTGCCGTCGCTTCTCCGTTAATACCACCTGACACACCAGTGGAGTCTACAGCGCCTGTAGAGGTCTGTACCATCTGTTGTAGGGCACCTGCCTGTGCGAAGGTAATCTGACTGACTTGACCGAAGTTAAATGGCTGTAGAATCTCAGCGGGGTTACCATTTGTCAAGATAACTTTACCTGCACGTACTTCCGGCTTAGCGCCACGAGGCATACGAGAGGCATCCATAGCCAACATAGGGTGTACAGTCAGTGCTAGAGCATCAATACGAGCTCGTAGTTCTGCGTCTAACGCCTTCTGAGAGTTATACCCTTTCTCACATACTCCTCGACCCCAGAAACGGCTAGGAACGACATCCCAAGGGAATGCAATGATAGGACGGTCACCCATCATGTACGGATTAGCTTCAGCTTTAAGTAAAACACCGTCATTACCAATAACAACGATAGCCTCAACGTAGTAGCTGTCATCTTCTTCGTCACTTGACAAGCTAACTGCTTCTTCCTCTGCGTCAGGGTCTTTCATGGCCTCTTCTAGGAGGTGACGGGGTACTAAACCGTAGTATTTGGTTAGACGTACCTTATCTTCTTCGTATATAGACTGAATGTCGTGGTCAGGCTCAATATCGAAGTCCTGTTGGGCTTCCTGTAGCTCTACGTCACGATAAACACCCTGTTCCTGTAGCTTTTCCACTACGTGGCGTGAGACAAACTCATCTACAGCACAACCTAGAGCATCATCAACGGACGTAGCTACTGGGTCGATAAGGAAATTCTGTGGCATAACGGGTCGTAGCTTGACACAGGTGCGGTCTACGATGTTGACACCAACTGCTGTTAGCTCTCCGTCCATCAGAGGCTGAGTAGCCGGCTTAAATTCTTTCTCAGTTGACAATTCAATCTCAGCGATACCAGTACCAAAGACAGCAGCGTTGATTAAGCACTCAGCTACACCTTTACGGACTTTGTTACGCTTAAAGTCGGACTCTAGGTGGTTACGAAGCATCATTACGTCTGCTTGGTCTTTGTCCATGTAGTCATCTTTGATGTCGAACCACTTACCACGACCAAAAGTAGCTTCCTCTAGCTCCGCTACGGAGGACTCAACGGCTTGTTGTAGTGCTGGGCTGATGATACGAGAGCGTTCTGACTGTCTAGTCTTGTCTTCTGGAGACCATTGGCCACGCCAGAGACGATAGTACTCATCAAACTTCTGTGAGTAGTTAGCCTCGAAGTAATCTCTCCAAGACATTGCTTTATTACTTACCCATCCTTCTAGTGATTCTTCAATAGTGAATGGTTCGTTGGAATCTAACATAGTTTAGTACCCTGCGTAGGTGTCTAGGAATTCGTATTCTTCTTCTTCGTAATCAATAGCGTAGGCTATCTTAGCCAATTGGTCTATGTAGGCTAAGGCATCTATCAAATCATCGTGAACAAGCTTATTAGGGAACTGAAACAACTCATCTAAGAAGGGAGCGTTCCATTCACCCTTATTAAGTGTTATATTACCGTGCTCAAACCTACCCTGTAAGGCCCAGACAACCCTATCGGTCTTCCTCTGGTTACCGTGGGTAAGCTCCTCCACCCTGAAGAATCGTTGGTTCTTCTTCATTATATCATTCAGGTATGGATATACAGCGTTCTTTAGGGCACCTTTCTCGATACCTACTGAGATTGGTTGGTAGTCTCTGACTGCTTCAAAGATTCGTCTGGCAGTCTCTTCGACGCCCCAACGGCCATGTATGATATTAGCAACCCACCAGCCCTCAGTGCCTGCTTTAACCACAGCGATAGCCGTTTGGTCAAGACGGTTAGTCTTAGTTGTAGCTTTCTGGACATCTGCAAATCCTGCCAAATCGACAGCAATGTAATAACCACCATCTTTAGGCTCTTCCTCTGAGAACTTTACGAACTCTTCCTTAAAGAGCTCACCACCCGCTGCCTCAAAGGACGCCATGAACTCCTGTCGGAAGGAGAATGCTGACATCGACTTCTTAGCTGCATTAATCTCTTCCTCATCTAGGAGAGGATTATCGTAACTAGTAAAGTGCCAACCACTCCAGTCTTTATCCTTAGCCAGCACAGAGTACTGATGTAGGTCGTAGAAGTGGTTACGGCCCATAGGCGTACCTATGAACATCGCTGAACCCTTTTGGTCAGCTAGGGCAGGTCTCAGGATTTGCTCCCAGACCTCCGGCTTCATATCGGCGTACTCATCCATGACCAAGAACTTAAGGCTGACACCACGC